ATGAAGTTGCTGACAGGTGTTGATCCGGCAGAACAAAAGCAAGCCATTAAGAAGAAAGAGAAAGAAGCTGTAGCCGATTCGTTCGGTGATATTTTCCGCGAATGGCATGCTCACAAATCAAAGGTGTGGTCGAAAGGATACGCTGACGAGATGATGAGCATGTTCACTGATGACATACTTCCGATCATCGGCCATTTACGCATGGAGGAAGTCGAACCAATGACTCTTCTGAAGGTCATCCGGCTGTTCGAGGACAGGGGCGCAATGGAACGCGCTGATAAAGCGAGGCGCAGATGCGGTGAGGTATTCAGTTACGCGATTGTAACTGGCAGGGCCAAATACAACCCGTCTCCAGATCTTGCTGGGGCCATGAAAGGATATCGCAAGAACAACTACCCTTTCCTTCCCATGCATCGCATACATGAATTCCAGCGGGCGCTGAATACGTATGGCGGATGGATAGTAATGAAGATTGCCGCGCAGGTACTGCACTATACAGCTATGAGAACCGTCGAGATGAGATCGCTGGTATGGTCAGGAATAGATTATGAGAACAGGATTATCAGCATCGACCCATCAGTAATGAAAGGAAGAAAGCTTCATATTGTCCCTATGTCAGATCAGGTCGTTGATCTATTTAAAGTATTGCAGCATATAACCGGTCAGTATTCGCTTTGCTTCCCAGGAAGAAACGACAGGAAGAAGCCAATCAGCGAGAACGCTGTTCTTGGCGTAATTCGTAGCATTGGATATGAGGGGCAGACAAGCGGCCACGGATTCAGACACCAGTTCAGTACAGTTCTTAACGAGAAGCACTGGAACAGTGATGCTATAGAAATGCAGCTGGCCCACGTCAGCGGTGGTACCAGATCTGTTTATAACCATGCCGCCTATCTCGACACGCGCCGCGAGATGATGCAGTGGTGGGCTGATTGGCTGGATGAAAATGTGTCATAAGAAAGCAACGCAAAGCCTTGCAAACCGATGCAAAGCTTTGTGTGTCACGCCTTTGTCTCATGAGCAGAAAAACACAACAAAATCATGTCTGACGTAAGGGTTAGTGGTATAGTTTGTATTTCTTTTATATGCAAAACAATGGTATGCAGATGAAATCGGAAAAATCAAAAGATAATAATATGAGGAAGGTCAGTGAAGAGCTCTACCAGAAAGTAAAAAACTGGGAAGGAGTTACAGTTACTGAAGATTACAAAGTGGAATACTTGCACCTTAATGGTGAAGTGATTGGTCAATTCAATGCTTATTACCACGGGCGAGATGACTACGGTACTTTTTTGATAGAGGATTTATGCCCGCCAGATGGGCTTGACGCCAGAGACATGCTGGCATTGCAGTACATAAAACTAAAGTCACCTGATTTAGATTTAAACGAAAAAAACAATTACAAAGATGCTTATCAGTTCGCTGATAACATGATTGAAGCACGTGATAAAAAGCCCGGGTGACCGGGCTTTTACCTTTTAGAACGCTTTCAATGTAGCAGCTTCTGAACCAGCACACGTCAGAACTATCTTGTAGTATCCGGTTTTAGCTCCACCAGAAACACCTGACCAGTCAAAATTTAACTGCAATATAGCTCCATTTTCATTTGGAGAACCGTAATTAACGCTAGGCGCACCTGGAGTAGAGATATCGAACACAGGCATGTTGGTAGCTACAGAATTTGCATTAAACGCATTGGTATCCCTTGCCTCATTTCCCTGAGATGCCGTGATCGCCGGCCAAGCACCTCCTAACGCATTCTTCTGTATTACTTCTATAGTTGTAGGTCCATTTCTCAACAGCACTGCTTCGTAGTACACATTACCATGCGTACCTCCTGTTCCATGTATTTGCAGGGTGGCGAATCCGCAATCTGCATGGTTAACAGATGGATCGAACGTCTGATGATACATATCAGAAGGTAATGGCAAAGAAACTGCAGCTAGTGTTGTTGGGGATGGCATTGAGGTTCCTGCCCCGGTATTCATTGCGGGAACCCTAAGCTTTATTGATTCCGTTTTTCCACGAATGTTACTATATCCGTCACCATATGTATTAATCATATGAACCGGCCTAACAATTACCCCTTGAATAAACGCAGTGCCATCCGCTATTTTTGAAAATGTAATTGTTTTCCAACCCCTTCCGATCAATTGGCCAGCATGTTTAACCATTCCCGTCCCATTTCCTCCACGATTTCGAAGAGGCCATCCATACTGGTTGCCACGATAACTTAAGTTGCTACTAACAGGATAAATCAAATCGTAATATGGAGGTTTGGTGCCAGTATAATCTACTACTGCGCACTGAACATCCATACGCAATACCAAATCACCCCAACTGCCAATTACGTCAATTTCAGCAGCCTCTGCGTCAAGATAAAAGCTGTATGACATTATTGCGCTACCAGTCGTCGGGAACTGTCCGGTTATCCGCTGTTGAGTATATGCTGCGCGGTCAAAAATAATACTGAAATTATTTGTTGGTAGCGCCATTCCAAATTGATCAGACATCATAGTTGGCCACATCATGATTTCTGATGAAATAGGCTTGTAAGATGGGGCAAGACCACCTGCCATTAACATTGATGCAATTGCCTCACCCATTCGCTGGTATCCCAATGAGTTAAAGTGAGTTCCATCGCTTTGCACGGCACCTTGTGGCATGTTGAATTGAAGCTCGCCAAGGTTCATGTAGGCACAGTTATAGAGTGTCGCCAGATTTTTAATCTGGAACGCATATGACTGCTGATAGTTAGCAGAGTTAAAGTTATACATGCTAAAGCTACCTGATGCGGTCTGGCAAACTAGTACCCCCATCCCCCAATCAATAAATCTCCGAATTAACTTCTCCATATACTCAAGGTATTCATTGATATTTCCTACGCTTGCATCATTAATCGCATACATTAAGATTGCCAAATCGCAATTAGGATTTGTTTGCCAGTCAGGGTTATCATATGCGTTCTTTGCTGTGTAGCCTGAAATTGCTCTTACCGTAATGGATGTCGGTGCTCCAGATTGCTCCTGCAGATAAGGACCAAGACGGTCAGGGTATGTTACTGTTGCATGAGTTGCATTGTCAGGAGCCCCATCAACTATGTCTGTTGATGAAATATCATATCCAGCAGTTATTGAGTCACCCTGACAAAGTATTTTTACAGCGCTTCTCGATTTTATAAGATAATTTATATTAAGCAGTTTTCTTATATTCCTGGAACCATAGTCAGCCGTATCATTTGCAGCTATACCGCTTTTAGAGTTATCAATTTCCTCCTGCACGGTATTTCCTGATGACGCCCCTATTATTCCAGCCCCAGAATCTTTCGCCAAATCACCGCGTAACGTTGCATCCCCCACACTCAACCACGCACCATCTCCAATTCCACCAGTACTTTCTGGCGTTGAGCCGGCAGGAACAGTTTTAGGCAATACACCATCCCAGCGGTAATACTCGCCAGTGGACTCAAGGCGCAGAACCTGATTTGGCAGTGTCAGTGTGTTTCCGTCTTCGAAACTATCCAGCGTAATATAGCCAAATGCGGCGATGGCTTGCTGCGCTACCCAGCGAAGACCCTCGATGGTGTAGTGAGCCTGACCAAAACGGTCGATATATTGCTTAGCCATTGAGGTTACGAACTCGTCAATCTTACCGGCGTTAAATTTCAGGTCTTGCGGCTTTTCGCTTGGTACTGGCTGATTGGTTGGTGTAGTGCTCATAATTTTTCCATTAAAAAACCCGGCACTGTGGCCGGGTTGTGTTATTTGGATAAGGTATTATTCGTAGACTGAGTCGCTGTACTCTGAGACGGTCAGAGATACCGTGTTATCTGTGTTGGGTTTGATGCTGTTGACCGTCCATAGCTGACTATCCAATTCCTCTACTGTTGCTATGAGATATCGCGACGGTAACTGCACAGTATCTCCGTTCCATATGTTGAGCTGAATGTTGGGTATTGCTGCAGTGAAGCCGTATTTTGTGTCGCCGCGAGCCGTTGCCGGATAACGCAGGGTCGGGTTGCCCATACTGTCAGTAACCAGCACATTCATAGAACCGGTAAACGTGATTGGTTCGCTTGTATCGAAGTTATTTCCTGTACGCCCGGTGATATAACCCTGCTGCTGGTTGCTGTCGTAGATGTCAGGCATCTGAATGACGCTTCCAACCTGGATAATCCCGTCCTCGAACACCTTGGCGTTCATCTTCACCCGTGAGTAAATCAGACGCTTTGTTTCGCGTAGCGCACGCTCACGGGCCTGGTACTCATTACGGAAACCCACTATCTCAAGCTTGTTCGGATTCTCCGCTTCCTGCTCGACTATGGCGCCGTTAAGTACGCGATAATTGATGTACGTCTTGTTATTCGTTGTCGGGTGAACGTAGGAGACCTGAACGCCGTCGTAACCACCTGGCAGCGTGGCCTCATACGTCATTTTGTACTCATCCGTCTTCATGTTCGCCCGGTTGAAAACTGCCGCCGGGTAATCGACTTTCTGATCGCGGGTGAACGTCAGTACACCGTCATCCCAGTACGCCATGACAGACGCCGCATTGCAGATCGCCTGTACCCTGTCGCCGAGTGAGTCGTTCTCATCGTCAAACGTATAGTCGAAGTAACCAAGACGGTCATCAGGCAGGCTCTCAGCTATAGAGTACAAACCGTACAGATCAATGCTGCTTTCTGGCTGCCCGCCCATTACAAGCCAGGTATGTGCAACCGCGTCTGCAAAGGAACGCGATGGGCGCAATGTATAATCGACGGTCTGTGTCGTCAGGTTGTAACTGATGGTCTGACGAGTCACCAGAGCGTTATATTTTCTGTCACGGCTTCCCAGTGCGTTCTCTGTTGCCCTCACCTTGACGCGAACCAGCGTATCGGTAGGATGAACTACGTTACTTCGGATGTTGACAGCATGTATTTCCTCAACCTTAAGAATGGACGCATCATTGGAGTTGTTTGTCCGCTGGAAATTGATGGCATATTTACCAAACCCTCCAGCTGGAATTATTTTATCAGTGCGATAAAACACTTCGCTGGTCGACTTATGAGGCGTTCCCTGATGATAGGTGAAGGTCTGTTGTGTTCCTGGGATCTGGTTGTAATCGTCATCGATTTTCCAGATTGTCACCGTCCAGTCCGTCCAGTTACCGCCACCCAGTGATGACTGTGTATGCAACCAAAGCTCTGTTGACTCAACCGGCGAGAAGAAAGGCCCAACAACAAGCGCCTCATTATCGTTGAGAATGAATTTCGTCGTATTAATAGTGGCTGTAGATGGAACGGTTGGTGGCCCCTGTAAATCTGTCATGGTGAACGTGTACCAATGAACAGGGTCTATAACGGCGCCATCATCACTCTCCACAGCAGAAATCAGCGTGCCTGAAAAAAGCACATCTTCAGTAACGCTTCCTGATGTCGTGTTGTAGGTGACGTTAATAGTGAATGTTACGGAGTGTGGTAACACCAGCCCCATGAAGTAGTCGAATTCAGCCTGCTTGACGATTTTCATCGCTATCTGGCCGCCTGCATAATCCCCGCTGACTACGGTATTTGCCGTCGCAGATTCTACCGGGAAATTGTCGCTTTCGTTGGGACCTGGCATCTCCTGCCCGTCGACATCGTCGAACGAATAGCCCTCGTTAATAGTCGGTATTACCTCACCAGGCTGATAAAACTGGTATTCGGCACCGGCCATCGATCCGAGACTCGACTCTGAGTAACGAACAGATTCATAGTCATACTTACCGATACCGATACACATCCACTCAGTGACGTATTTCAGGCCGCCGTCATTCTCACTCTGGCGCACATATTCAAACATCGATTCCTGAATCAAGTCAGGAAACGATCTTACCTGCCCGTAAATATCAGGCTTCGCTTTGTATACCCTTGCGGTATTCGTTTGCCCGGTCAGACTGTTGTTCGGAGAATCGACAGTGTTTCCACCGTTATTAGCTATTGCTGGCTTCGGGGCAAGGAATGAAAACACAGCGCCAACAACTTTGAAGATCGGGCTGAGAATGTCGCTAATGATGCCCTTTGGCTGGTCGAATATCTGGATGGTGTCCAGCTCACTCAGCTTAAACGCCAGTTCATCATCATCACTTAACCTCACGCCGTTGCGGATGATCAGCAGATCACGGTGAAAGGTGCCATCATTGGCCGCCAGCCAGTCATAAAAAAGGGTGCCGTTTGGCACCCTGCAACGCAGCTTAGGCGTTCCTGGAAAATTCGATATCTCAACCAGCGCCATATTCGAAAAACTCCACTTTAGTGAAAGCCCGCTGAATAACCAGTAACGAGTCCATGCGCACGCTGCCGTTCTCGCCCCTCGAGTGCAGCGCTTGCCGGTTAAGCACCAGGCCAACGTGCGCCGGTTGCGCGCCGCGGTACCCGACAAATATCCCGCCTTCAACTGGTTTATTGACCTGGCGCCAAAAGACGACGTCGCCCTGATAGCAGGTGAAGAAGTCGGCCCCGGATTCGTAGTCCGGCGTCTGGTGCAGCTCGATGCCGAGAACGTGCCGGTAATACAGCACGCACAATCCCCAGCAGTCGACTTTCTCGAAAGAACAGGCCCGGTTAGCCCACGGCACGCCGATCATCCTGCTGATAAAATCAGAGGTACTGAAGTCCCGTGTACTCGACTGGATCATAAAGGCGACCAATATTGTTATTCAGAGGGTTGGTAACAGAAAGGGTTACCGACGCTGAGTCGGCATCGATATCCACCGTCTTGACGTACAGTTGCCAGGACTTTATTGGCACCGACACGTCTCCGCTGTCGAAGATCTGCCGCGTGGCCGTGATGGCCGTCAGCCGGGCTGCGCCCCTCCACTGCTTCATCAGCGCTTTGATGTCCGACGAAAGCCGCCCAAGCTTCACGGTCGCGTCGATCACCGGCGTGCCGCTCTGCTGGCTCTCTTCTATTTCAAAACGCGCTGGCGTGTACGTCTGGCCGCCAAGGGTCTTCGGGAAGAACTGCTTATCGACCAGGCGCACATAGCCAAAGGATGGATGGTAGAACGTGATGGTGTCGTACAGACCGCGCGTCGGCCGCTGCTGCTTATAAGCTCTGAAGGTAGGCATTACGGCACCCTCGGTAGTGATTCAGGATCGCGTCCGTCCGGATAACCAGTGACAACGATATCCAGCAGTGAAGGCCACGGCGGCGGTAGTTCAACAATGATGTCGTCGAACTCGTCATCAGCGTTAAACAGGTGATTCGCAATAACGGTCCCCGTCCAGGTCACCACTCCGCCATCGATACTGGTTTGCACCGGCATCTGAGTGAAGTGAAGCTCCTGGAGTTGCAGGCCACTGCCGCCCAGATTGATATTCATCCGGAACCAGTTCAGTCCACGGTTAAGATAATTCGGGCTTCGTAGCCACTGCTGGAAAGCTCGCTCTTCAGCCAGCGTGAAGACCCACGTCACCGACCATGTCACTTTCAGGTCATCAGTCTGATTCTCGAAGATGGCCGGGCCTACCGCAGGCTGATCGGTCTGGAACCCGGTATCAAGCGTCATGTTTTTACTGGCTTTCTGCGCCAGCGGCAGCCAGTCGGGATAGTCGATAATTGGCATCAGCCCTGCCCCCTTGGCGTGCGTTTAACGTTCATGTTGCTGGTTATGGCGTTACTGATTGGTCCGCCGTTGTTCAGGTCAGCGACGATTACATCCACTGTCACGCCGCCATTGCCGTCAGTACCGGCCTGAGCATCGACAGAGGATGACGTGTAGTTCTGGATGTTGATTACCACCCCGCCACCACCACCGCCAGAAGTCATTTCCTTGTTGCTGATCACCCTGCCGTTGTCACCTGGTATCATGTACTGCTTACCGGTTCTGGCCTGGTAAATCTCCGGCATGCCGCCTTCGCCGACCTGATACATTCCGCCAGCACTGACTGGTCCGCCGTTTTTACGCTTGCCGGACAGCGCCAGAATGCCAGCCATAGCGCCGATACCAATCGCCACCGCACCACCGAATGAGGCAATGGACGACATAATGGCTGCCGGTGTCCATGCCGCCGTGGTGGCCGCTGCTGCTGCCGTCGATGTCGCCGTCGTGGTTGCAATGCCTGCCGCCTGTGCCGTGGTGGATGCTGCAACCGCAGCCGTGGTGGCAGTCTGCCCCATGATGGCTGATTTAACCCACTCGATACCCATCTGGACGAACGAGTTAATGACGCTATTCAGGACCGTCATGCCAATACTGCGCATTGCATCGCTGGCAGACATGCTTCCGGTGATAATCCCGGTAAGCGCATTACTGGCGACCGATCCGAGAGAGTCGAAAGCAGCAGCCGCCGCCTGCGTGGCCGCGTTCTGTTGCGCCCACTCTTCCCACATCGCCGCGTTTCGCTGGTCCCGATACTGCTGCTCAATTGCAGCGCGCGCCGCCTCTGCCTCTCCGATCTTCTGCGGGTATAGTTGGGCATATTGTTGGATATCAGCGATGTCTTTCTGGTACTGGCTATCAAGTCCGGCAGTTTTGCTGGTTTTACCCTGGATAGTGCCGAACTTATTGGCAGCGTCAGTACGTTCCTTTTCTGCCTTGGCCTGCTCACGCAATGCGTTGGCATTGTCCCAAGCTTTACCTGCCAGTTGGCCGGCCAGCAGAAGTTGCTCCTGCGTGGCTGTGTTGCCGAGAGACTGCTGCGCATTAAGCACGGCCTGCGCTCGCGATAATTCACCAACGCTACCGGCTGACAGCTCAGCTTTCTGCCTCAACTCGTCCAGTTTTTGGTTAACAGACTCTTGAGCTTTTGCGTATTGCTCAGCCTCTTTCTGCGCTGCAGACTTTCCGCCTTTCGATTTGCTGCCAGTAGCGGATCCGGTAGTTTTAATCTCTATCGGCTTCGTATTCGCCGCTGTCTGTGATGCCTTGGAAACAGCAGCCAGATCGCCAACCAGCATGGCGGCTTTATTGCTTAGCCCTGCCAGCGCTTTGTTTTGCGCCTCCCAACCATCAAGCCCAAGCCATGACCATGTACGCGCCCGGCGCGTGAACATTTCTGCCGTACTGTTCAGATCCGATATCTGAGCATCTGCCGACGCCGCTTTACCTACCAGCCTGTCTAGCGCAGCAGTCATAGAGTCGATTATTGCCACCAGACCACTACTGGCACCTGTCGCCTGGTTAACAGAGTCGATCATTGACAGGAATGAGTTGGTGAGCGCGGTGTTGGCCTGTGACAGTGTGCGAGGTAGCTTTTCGAACTCAGCGTTTACGGATCCTGTCTGCTTCTGAATGGCATTCAGCGCATCTTCCGCCGTCAATTTCCCGTCCAGCATCAGCTGACGAAGTTCTCCAATGCTTACTCCCATCCCGGCGGCAATCTGTCGCGCCAGTTCAGGCATCTGCTCGAGGATGGAGTTGAACTCCTCAGCACGGATAGTGCCCGAGGATATCGACTGGCCGAACTGACGTAGCGCATTCGCCATTTCTTCTGCCGAGGATCCGCCAATGCGACCTATTTTCTGAAGTGTTTCGGTGAGCTGGATGACCTGGCCGTTCGTCGCACCGGTATCGCGCAACGCCGTGCTGAGAGTCTCCCACAGCTTTGCTGTATCCTGTAGCGATCCGCCCGTCGACGAACTTATACGCATCAGGCTCTGCATTGCCTGGGTGGCTGCCGCGGCGCTGCCAGTTAACCGCTCGATCCTGGCCTGCATTTGAGACATGGCGTCAGCCGCTTCAAGGAAGCGCTTACCATAATCAACTACCTGAGATACGGCGATCGCGGAAGCTATTGCAGACAGCCCTGTCTTTAACCCAACAGAAGATTTTGCTGTCTGATTTTGCGCTTGTTTGAGGTCGTATAATTTCCCGGCAAGCTCACCAATTTCTTTTCTTTGAGCCGCAGTAGCAGATGAACCAGCCTGGAGCCTGGCAGATAACATTGCCGCACTTCTCGCGCCATTCTTCTGCTCTTCATTGAGAACAGCGATCTGCTGCGTAAGGCTCAGAGAAATTGAGCGCAATCTTGCCGCGTCATTGGCCTGCTGTGCAGCCTGCTTCGCTGCTTCAGACGATGCTTTTGCTGACGCATTTTGAGCAGATTTGAGGTCATACAGCTGGCCGGCAAGTTGAGAAATTCGCGCCTTTTGCTCGTCAGTTGCCCCATTCCCCGCTTTCATTTGGGCAGACAGAATAGCGGCGCTTCGAGATCCCTCAATCATCTCAGCATTAAGGACGGACAACTCACCTTCAAGGGATGAGATCGCCGATTCTGATGCTCTGAAAGCAGCAGCACTATCACTATTCGCCTTTGCTGCATCGATGGCTGCCTGCTTTACGTCAAAAAGCTTTACCGCAAGGTTTCCAATCTCCCTGCTCTGCGCCTCTGACGCATCACCTGACGCTGCAATTTGAGCTGCGAGGGCGGCAGCGCTGCGGGCACCATTTTTATTTGCCTCTTCAAGAACTGCTATTTCGTTACCAAGCCGCTCCATGATTTTGGCTGCATTGCTCGCGTCATCCGCAGCCCTTGCGATCGACTTGCCAGATTTATCAGCAGATTTTTCAAGCCCGGAAAAGTTATCGGCGGCTTTACCTGCGCCATCACCCATTCCGTCAAGCGACTCAATGGCTTGTCGGCCAGCCTGAAGTAATGGAGCTATATCAGCGCTTACTGTATAGACGATGCTACCGGCGTCTTTCTCACCTGCCATGTCATTCTCCGGTTATTGCTTTGCTTTAGCCCTGCGTGCGGCCTGTTTAGCCAGGTATTCGTCGGCGATACTGTCGTACTCTTCGCGTGTGAAGCCTTTCTGATCCGGGTATTTCGCAGCCAGCAGCATCTGAAATTCGGTCATCGTTAACTGGGCGGCTTCGGCGCGATTCATGCCGAAGTGACTGCGTGCCGCGCTGATGTAGTCGAAGGCTTTAAACTCTGTTGTGCGTTCACCTGTTTCATGGCGCTGCAACTGACGGACCTTAGCTTTGCCGACGACGCCGTTCTGCATGAGGTGCTGCGCCAGCACGATGATGTCGTTCTTCGGCATCTGGCCTGGTCGATATACAACGCAGTGCCGCCACCCCTTCCACTCGCCTATCATTGGCGTCAGGTCGTCATCGCAGCACGATTGCAGCACCAACATGCACGTAGATAACAGTTTCTCAGCGGCGCGGTTGAAAGAAGGAGACAGCCATTCAGGAAAGCGCCCCAACGTGCCAGCGCACACCTCAATGAGTTGAGCGACGTCATTTCCGTGGATAGTGGCGTACGCCTGCACAATCTCTTCCGGGCTGCCGATCCTCGTCATGGCCTCAAATGAAGGCCGGAGCAGGTAATCTTTTCCGCCTTCGCGACTGTCGCTGACGGAGATTTCGCCAATATCGGTTAAAGCGGTCATAGGCATTCCAGTAAACGGTCATTATCAAGGGCAGCACGCCGCCCTTTGGAATGTCCGTTAGGTAACGGTGACCGTATGCACAGCCACAAAGTTGCCGTCTTCGGTGTTGACGATGATCTGCGCGCTGCCGGTGGCGACACGCGTCACGGTAACGGTGTTGCCGGAGGCAGTGGCCGTTGCTTTGGTCGCATCGGTAGTCGCTACAGTGAAGTCTTTGTTGGTTGCGCCGGTTGGTGCGATGTTCACCGTGAAAGTGCTGGTGCCACCTGCCGCGCCGGTGCTGGTAGCCGGAGTTACCGTTACGCCAGTCACCGCTACAGCAGTCAGCTCGTTCACTTCGATGGTGGTTGCATCACCGACTTTGAACTCGGTGGAGAACGTGACGATGTCGTTGGTACCGCCGTCAGAACTCAGCGCCGTGATGTTCATGTAGCCGACGAATTCGACCGGGCCGTAGTCCATGCGCACCCAGATCCCAGGCTGGCGCTTGGCCTTCAGCTCGTCAGCGAAATACTTGATGAACTTGCCAACGCCGTACTGATCCAGTTTGTCCTTCTTGCGCACCTCACCCTCGAAGCTCAGGGTGAAGTCACTGTTGGTGATGATGGTCTCGACATAACCGCCGCCGTCATCCGCATCAGAGGTAACCGAGTTCGGGTTGAAGTCGAAGCCTTTCGACGTACCAGCGGCCAGCGCCATCCACTCAGACTCAAGTGGCTTGACGTCCGGGCAGCCATCGGCGACTTCCAGCACGACCGCACCGCCGAACAGGCGCTCGTTCGAGTTCTGGCAATTAGCCATGTGAAACTCCTCTTTGACGTATAAAAGAAAACCCGCCGGAGCGGGTTATTTGTTTGGGATGGCTATTCGCCGTAAGTGCAGGCGAACTGGAGTCGGAAGACTATTCGCCCTTCTTCTGTGAGCACCGGCGCGGGAATTGCGCCCATGTTCTGTATGTAGCCGACGCACTCGTCAGCCATGGGGTTGGCCTGGACGTAATCGACGATGCGCTGCACGGCATTTAGCGCGTCTTTGCGCTTGTCTTTCGCTCCGACAACGTCGACCAGGACGTGGTACTCAGAACCAAGATCGGTGCGGATATTTGACCCGCCGTTTGGCCTGAATACCATGATCGCCTTCGACAGGTCCCCCGGGTCGTCGTACATCAACTGCTGCACCGTGAACCCGGCCGTTAGCCCGGCGTCGCCGAACATGTTTCGCACCCGCTCGTGCATCATGGGTGTCATAAATACCTCATAAAAAAGGCCGCCCAAGCGACCTGTTTTTTATCTCCCATGATTCTCATGGAAACCTAATTCAATTTGAGCCTTTTCCCTTGCTTCTATAGCTTCCTCTATAGTGAGAAAGCGGCCGAGATGAATGCTTTCACCTCGAAAAAATATTTGAGCCCGATAACCTACGCCCTTTGATACCTTTGCCACACCAATAAAACCAAGTGCGTTATTTGATGGCCTGGCAATGTTCTGCGCATTCTGAAACCTATCTACATCTCTTAAGTTGGTCAGCCGATTGTCAGCCCTGTCACCATTTATATGGTCGATAAAATTATCAGGCCATTCACCATTACTCAGCAACCAAGCCAAACGGTGAGCCTTGTATGCTCGGCCATTAATTCTTATGTTAATGTAACCGTAACATGTAACCCATCCAGCAACTTTACCTGCACACTTTGAAGTAAATATTTTATAGAGCGCATCGGTCTTGAAATGCTCTCTTGGTCGGTATTTCCAGGTAAGATCGCCCGTTTCAGGATTGTAGGAAAGGCACTCATTAACGTAAGAAAACGTTAAGTCGTTTTTCATACCCATGTAAACCTCGTAGTTGATTTACCGTAGATGATGGTTGCGCCAGAGCGGTCTACGTTCCGCCTTTTCGGGAGCTACCCTAGACGCCTGATAATTATATCAGAGTCACAATGCCATTTCCTTGCGCATCACCTCATCAACGTTATCGCGCTCGTCATTCGCGCCTTTGGTCAGGAATTGCGGCTCACCATGCGGATCCCAGTAGTTACCCGTTCCGGTGCCGCCGCCGAACTCTTTCGGTTTCTGCGGACCGAACTCAGATCGGTTGCTGGTTATACCGAAGTGCGCGCGCGGCTGACCTTTCAGTTTGCCTGACGCTTCATGCACGTACGCGGCATAGTTGGCTGAGTAACCGACGCGCCCGGTGATGAGCACGCCACCAGCGTCGATTTCCCGAAACTGGCTATTAATCAGCGTGGAGGTGTCGATCGGGGTGTAATAGGCCGCCCGGGCGCCGATGAGTATCATCGCCGACTGCAGTGCGCGAATTACCTTGCGCCCCTTAACGTCGTTAATGACATCGTTCAGGTGCTTCTTCGCCTGGCTAATGCCCTTCACTTTGATGCCCATGGCTACACTCCCGTCAGGATGGCGTAATCATCCGCCAGGCGCTCGAATGTGTCGGCATAGCGGATAACCTGCCGCACCTCGTCGGCACCGGCGACAACAGGGTCGGTTTCGGTAGAAACGCCAATCAGCAGGTAATCACCTGCGGCCGCCAGCGCGAACTCCGTCCAGACGGTATTCTTCACGACGATTTCAGCGCCAAGGCTGGCTAACTTCTTACTGAGCCCGCCCTCGTAATCACAGAGGATTTGCTCAGGTTCGGCATAACCCAGCGGATCGCCGTATTCGTCATTACCTTCCAGTTTGCGCCAGATGGTCGCCGTGGCGGTGTATGACCAGTTCGCGGTTGCTGACACTAGATAACCCTCGTATATGACCGCCCTTGCCGGATGTGGGCAATGTTAGCCTTTGAGACGCCATATCTTTTGGCGATGGTGGTAAGAGAATCACCATCTGAAATGGCGCGCCGAATATCTCTGACCTGGTCATCAGTGAACTTGGCATGTGGAGGTGTCACTCCTGCCATGGGATTGCCTTTGCCAGAGTGACGCTTCGATAACGCATCTTTCAATTCATGGCTTCGTGGCTTAGTAGCGCAGGGTGGCACTTTCCCATACCAGCAGTTCTTTTCTCCCCGTCGACTTTCCGCCATATTCGCCTTTGATTCTTCGGTGTGAATAACCCCGAGACAGCTACCAGCGTTTGGCGCGATGTTGAAAGTCGGGTTTAATTCGCGAAAGAATCGCTGCTCGGCGGCAATAAGCTCTGACTTATTACTCACTACTTCCAGAACGGAGAAATCAAAGACACCTTTGCCATGTTTATCCCATGACTCCTGAAGGTTTCTGTTTCCATGCGTGCCTTTCCGCAGCTTATAGCGATGACTCGCCCACCTTCCTGAAATGTTAACCGTAGAGCCGATATACGCCTCACCAGTGATGGTGTTGGTAATCTGATAGACGCCTGCAACGCCATTATAAGATGGCGCATTATGGTGCTGATGGCTTAAGATTTGATGAGCCATGAGTTACCTCCGCAATAGGTAATGATGGTTAGAGCCGGTGGCAATGTTGACGCATTCCCCGGCTCGTTAATTTTACCATTTGCTGGCTTTTTATACACCAATTCTCACTCCTTCCAGCGCAGCACCTTCGCGCCAGTCGCCCGGATGCGCGGGCAGTTGATGAACCACTCGCCATCCGATTTTACGTAGCCGGTAGTTTCCCGCCCCGTGTCTGTCATCACCCAGACGCGCACGAATGAGCGCGGCAGCCCGTGCTTAACTGATTTCCAGTTCATGAATTGCGCCCAATAAAAAAGGCCACCAGTGGTGACCTTGATTGCTAATGCTACGGCTTAAGTTCTGCCGTGATTTGGATGGTAACAATAATCTCGCTCAGCTTTCTTTCTCGCCGCATTTGCATCTTCACGAGTTAAATGCGACCCAAGGCTGATTCTTTGACCTAAATGGACAATGGAAGCTCGCCGCTTGTGTTGTTTTTTGCGGTTTTCGAGTTTTGCGCATTGGTGACAAAATCTACTACACGTAGGTTGCCAAGCCGATTGTCATCAGTCATTCCGTTGATATGGTCGATAAAACCTTCAGGATATTCGCCGTGCGTTAATGCCCAAATTATTCTATGGGCCTTATGTGGCGTTCCCAGAAGCTTAATAACTCGATAGCCTTTCGCGTCAACAGTGCCAGCCTTATTGCCCGCGTGCCGATTATTCCAGTTTTGACACGCTGACTCATTTTTGAAATGACTGTTTGGGCGGGACTTCCAATAAATATTCCCCGTGTCGGCCTCATAGATGAAGCATTCATGGAGAAAATGGACATCAATTTGTTTTGATGAATTCATGTAAACCTCACAGTAGGTTTCACAGATGATGTGGTGCGGCAGGGAGGTCTGTGTTCCTCCTTTTCGACTGGCCGGTCTAGCCGCTTTCTCATTTTACCGCTTTCAGCATCCGCCAACAACGAGAAACAACCCAACCTTCTGCCCGACATCAATGGGCAAATCGGACGTGCAGCCAGACGTATCCAGCGCCAGCAGAGCGTCACGCATGTTGAGCACGCTATCGCTGTAATCAAACGAGCGAGAGGCTCCGGACGGAGCGCCCTGCGACTTAATCCGCTGCGTATAGGCCGTCAGGGCCATCAACGTGACAGCGTAGACCTGAATCAGCACCAGATCGCAATCGTCGTAACCGGCCGCAGCCAGGCAGGGTTCAATCTTCGCCATCTTGCACAGGTAGGCGTCGATCATGAAGTCAGGGACGGTGGTATAGCCGAGCGCAGACAACTGCTGTTTAACCTGCGCCGCTGTTATCTGCACTACAGCCATGTTATGCCCTCACCTGAGTAACCCAATTCACCGAGGAACGCCTGCACGTCTGCCGCTGTGATTGGGTCAGCCATGGTTATTTCGCCTTCTTGATAGCTTCTGCCAGTGCTGCTTCGGCTTCGTCAGCGCGTTTGGTTTCTGCTGCCAGCGCTTCGGCGTGAGCCTTGTCTTTTGCTTCACCATCGGCGATTAGCTTTTGGTTCTGCTCCAGCGCTTCGGCGAGTTGCTTTTGCAGATCAGACAGGTCTGCCGTCTGCGCGGACGGAGTTGCCACTTCAAAGGAAAGCTTCTCGCCTTTCTTCTTGTCGGTTTCCTTCGCCTTGCCAGCGCTGATCCAGCGCTCAGCGGTTGCGTCGTCAACATCCACCACCGAACCAACCTCCAGTTTGCGGAGGTTGGCACCGGCGTGCAGGTTACTTGCCACGATTTCTACCAGTGCCATGATTTATCCTTAGCTTGATGCGTGAATTACGGAGTATTTGTTGTTGATGTCCTGCTTAACCATCAATCCCATTGCACCCCAGGTGCGCCAGATGTAGTCGCTGTTGTACTCCGGACGCGGAGATGCAACGGTACCGATAGCCTGGCCGACGATTGGAGCAATGACGCCAGCAGACAGCGGAACGATGACGATTTCGTTACCTGTGAGCTGGCTGTCTTCTTTAATCGCCGCTACACCGGTCAGTTTCAGGATTTCATCCATGATCGTGCCGGACTGGAAGTTGTCGGAGAAGTAGCGTTCCAGGTTGGAGATTATTTCGCCGGATACATACCAGGTCTGCTCTGCATACTGGTTGTTCACGCGGCGCATCTGATCACGCAGCGCGATTGCACCGGCGCGGATAGCCTGAGACGTTGCGGTTCCAGAGGTGAAGTCGATGTTAAGGCCGGAAGAGCCAAGGTCGATCTGCGCTACGCGCTCATCGTCACGCAACCCTTTCCAGGTCAGACCGTCAAACACTGCGAAGTTGCCAGCTTTGTCGCGGAAGCCGTTGAAGATGTAGTCAACGTAACGACGCTGTACGTCTTCAACGGATCCACGCTGAGCATCCGACTGCGACTGCAATGCCTGTGGGCTGTTGAAGATTGGGTCACGCCATTCGAACTTAAAGCCCGAGTCGTGGATAGGAACCATGGTGCCATCGAAGGAGTAGCTGCGAGCATCCAGCGCCGCACCGACCTGACCGGACATGGACGTATGAGCCCAGCCGCGACCGCCGGTACGAGCGTAGTCGTAACGAGACTGTTCGATTCGAACGGAGCGAGAAAGCGGCATTAGATCGTTCAGCAGAGTGAACTCGGTATTCGGCTCGAACTGCTGAAGAACAGTTGTGTCGAAAGCGCGATACAGGCGACGAATATCGTCAACTGCGTTCACCGCATCGAGATAAGGAACGTTTTCTGCATCGCCACGGAACTGAGTGCGCGCCAAGAAATCCGCTGCTGCCTGAGCACTGGCGTTTCGCTCAATTTCAAGAGCGCGCCATTGCGCCTGATTTACCGCGAGGTTACCAGTCTTTTCACCGATAGACTTGGAGAATACAAACATATCCGCTCCTTATTTGATTACGACACGAAGCAGATCGCCTGCCGCCGCTGTGTATGATTTGTCTTCCTCGACGTAGCAGCGCACTGACTCATCGCCAGCAGCCACCTTGACTCGACCGTTTGCAATAGAGAGCGCCTGTCCCTTGGTGTAGGTGCCGGCTGCGGCACGAACGTTGAGGAACATGCCCGGCAGAGGCTGAATACCTACGACAAGCTCGCCAGCAGGGATAGCGTCGTCCACTGACAGGCAGCGCAGATAGTCTTTGTTGGCCACATACAGAATTGCAGCCTCATTGCCATCCACAGAGGCAGTGAACTTGTCCGCTGCACTGAAGAAGCCAATGGTACCCGGCGGAGTAGATGCCGCGGCCGCGCCTTCACGGTTAAGCAGCGGATTAGGGAACACGCCGCCGGCGTGGATGATATGCTTTCCGTCTTTAGCCATTTTTTACTCCGGCATTTCGCTGACTGATTGGGTGTTAGTAGCCTGATGGCGGAATGCACCGTTCAGGCCAAAAGATGTCTGGCACTTGGCATACATGGCGTCGAGCGCCTTACCGTCCAGATCTGCGACTTCTTCATCGCTCATATTCATCGCCAACTTCACAGCCGCGCGCTTTTCGCCCTTCTCTTTGTCAGAGTTGGCATTGATCTGGCTGTTAAGTGCGGTGACCTGCTCAGTAAGGACTTTCGCCCACGCTGGCATCTCTTCGCTGTTGTTAGCTTGCTCTTTAGCCTTCTTGTCATCCGCTTCTTTCTTCTCACGGGCGGCCTTCTCTTCAGGCGTTTCTTCTTTGCTGTCGGCGTTTTCTGCCAGCATCTGGTTGTATGCGTCCATCAGTTCGGCATCGGTTTTACCGTCAACCGATTTACCTTTGGCCTTCAGCGCATTAACGATGAGCTCTTTCATCGGATCTGTTTCCTTCTGGGTTGAATCGCTGTTGGCGCCGAAAAACGCCTTTAGCTGGTTGAAAAATGTTTTGAATGCGGGGTCTTGCTGGTCTGGGGTAGTGGATTCTTCGAGATTCACGACCTCGATTTCGACCTCATCACCCTCGGCGTTTACGAAGATGCCCACGCCCTCCTCCGGCGTGCCGGCACCAGGCTCATCAAGCAGCACCGCCACATGGTCAAACATCATATTTGTGGCGATCTCGTTGTACTTCTTGCCCTTCGATTCACCATTGGCAGCGATACCGGAATACAGAAGGCCGGTGGAGATGTGGATCGGGTCGGAGTTGGAACCGGCCAGCATCTCATCCAGACGGTTGATCAGGCGCTTGCCCTTGTCGCTCGACTCGGCGTACTGGCGGTTAACGTACATGTCGCCCGTAACCTTCCCGTCTTTGTGGCTGACGTTCTGTAGCCAGGCGCCGACGTGGTATTCGTTCACAGCCCTGACATCGCGCGCCGATACATGCTTGCCGTCCACTTTTGGGTGGCCCAGCGGCATCGGGTTACGTTCAAGCGTGTTGTAGGCCTTTTCGATTTCTGCTGCCGGGTACAACTTCCGGTTCATCACGATATCGTCCACAACAGGCGTGATGCCGCGAACCACGATATGTGGCTTGCCGTCGATGGTTTCAGTGGTGATGTTTGAAGCGGAGTTGACGACGGTCAGCACGTTAACGCGGTTGCGTTTCATGCTTGATCCTCGTTATTGGATTTTTCGTAACATTGGCGCTCTACAGCACCAGGGGAAATAGTCCAGCGCAGTTACGCACTGGTAGCTCACTGTTCGACCGCAACCACAGCACCAATAAACAGTCACGCAGCCTCCTTAGTAGTCCATTGTTTGCGCTCTTTTTTCAGCTTATCCGCCAGCCCCTCGTTGAAGATGCTGCCGTCGTCGTTGAGCAGCACAGGTATCTGGCTGCAATAGCAGTTGTACCGATTGCCGTTCTCTGCGTAGAAGTCCCGCACCTCTTCAGTGGTGAAGACCTTCCCGTGACGGCTGGCGTGCCACGTGCGCGTCGTAGGTTTGAGCGCTGAGAGCCATAGCAAGCCGGTGTTCAGCCCCAGCCTGTCAGCAGCCCAGTCCGTTTCATTCCACTGAGCCTGCCGCAGCGCGCCGACCTGCTCAGTTTGAGCGATGGTCTTCGCCTTCGACATGGACACATCAAGACGCTTGCTGATGACGCTGGCCGTCTCACGAGGATTCACACCGCGCGCTACCGCATCGGTGATGATGTTGGTCAGATCGCCGCGGGCTGTATCGCTGATGACCTTCCAGTCACTGAACGTTGTCAGCCTGGCCGCCGCCACCTGATTAAGGTGACCGGGGCTGCTTAAAAGCTGCTGTAACGTTGTCTGGCTGGCGTACACCTGAGACTGCTGTGAGAGGTTGTTGAAGGCCTCCAGCGTGCCGCGCTGCGCTTCTGCGACGACGTAATCCATCGCCCACAGGTTTTGCTCTCCGCCTTCCAGCAGATAGTCATCGAGAATGCCCTGCACCGCCTCCAGCAGGTCAGCCAGTTCCTGCGCCGACATGTCGTAGATGAACTTGCCAGCGTTGACCTGGTAGAGCCGCATGTCAGCGCCGTGGTCGTGGCACAGGAAATGCCAGTTATGGCTGTTTACCTCACGCTCTCGCCCGGTCAGGCGCTGGTCGAACAGAGCTTTCAGTGCGCGCTTGATGCCGATATACCGTTCCTCGATATCCCGGAACATCGCGGTTACCTGCTTTGATGATCGGGTCGGGTCAACTTTGCTGCGCGGAACTATCGGCAGCCCCACCTTTGCCGTCTGTTCTGGTGTCATCGGCCAGTGGATCATCGGTAGTCACCTTTTCTTCCGGTTTCGGTGGTTCTTTTGGCTCCGGCAGCGGGTCAAGCCCAACAACTTCGCGCAGCTCATTGCCTGTAATAGGCGGCTCACCGCCATAGAAGCCAGTGGTTTTCTGCACGATGTCGGCCAGCTTGGATGCGTTCTCGATCTTCTCTTTCTCACCTGGCGCCAGAAGGTCGCTCCATGAGATGGTGACCTCGCCTTTGGTTGGCGGGTCGATAATCCCAAGCGTCCAGAAGCGTTCCAGCAGCGCAGTTATCCGGTCTGTCAGGAAGCCATTGCGACGCGTGTTGCGTCGGATAGCCCAGTCCGTTTTGTCCTCGTCGCTCGCCAGTCTCCCGGTCTGCTGACCGAACAGGATGGTGAATGGGATTTGCACTGAGGCGGCCAGTTCATTCGCGGTAACTTCCCACGTTGGCCCCGGGTCGCCAGGCGTAACGCTCAGAACGTGCATCTGCCCGGCCTGCATCACGGCGGCAGCATCGGTGCCACGGTTAAGCTTGTTGACCTTGTCGCCCATCGCTTCGCCGAGATCGGCATAGCCAGCCTTCTTAGCCTGGTCTGCCAGCGTGTTCATGTCGGTTTCTTTGCTGAATTCGACGGCAATCTGACGACTGGCGTTCTTCAGGAAGCCCTCAGCACCACCGCCGGAAATCTTCTCGATATCAAGACCTTTGTTGAAACCCGCCTCCAGCAGCGGGATGCCGGACAGGACGTTGTCGTCTTCAGATCCTTCACAGAACAGGATGACTCGGCTCGGGTGCACCGGTTCGCCGCGCATCGGACCGACAAAAGGCTCATCACCGACCGGCTGCTCATTGAAGTTGAACATCTTCGGCTGGCCGAACGTTTCAGACTGACGGTCGTTATCCCATTCGGCGACAGTTAACTGCGGCTCCCATACCGGGATGAGTTTTACCAGCGCTGACTCGCCGAGTCGTTTTACTAAAGCAGTATCGACTTCCTGCTCCCAGTTCCGATTGTCTTTGACCTGAAGTAGCAGCGCGGAATAGCGTCCAACCATATTGCGGCGATCGGCATCCTTCACCTTCGGCCACAGCTTCTTCATGAACTTGGTGACTTTCTTTTCCCAGGCGTTTGTTTTCTCCGCTTCCTGCGCTTCATCACCGTCAACTATGACCGGATAGTCCTGCCAGCAACCATCCAGCAGGCGATGCACCACAGCGAAGCCAGCGGCGTTGCGGCGGTACATGTTGTAGAAGTCGTTGAAGGTGATTGTGCGCGGGTAGCCAAATTCCTGGTAAAGCGTCGGTCGCTTCGTGTTGCCGCCACCGATGCCGATGGCATTCAGGTAATTCGCTCGCCTCATTTCAGTGGCGAGGTTATTCACAGCCATCTGAAGGCCGTTATCTTGTTCGCTCACTGGCGATGCTCCTTAGAAGAATACTGTGCCGACCTGCTTGCGGTTGTTCTTCGTCACAGCGAAGTAACGGAAGCTATCGGCACCGTGCGAAGTGGCGTCATGGAGAGGTTTGTCTTTCCAGCAGCCGCGCTTGTCGTCCCACTCCTTCCGGTAGCCCTCAAGGTGAGAGATACCTTCCGAGCATTTCTCCTCATCGAATACGCATTTCGGGAGGATTTCACGCGCCGACTCAATGCCGGTATCGATGCCAGCTTTCGGCACCACTTTGAAATTCAGTGAGTACATCTGACCGTCGATTTCGTACCCTTCGCGCGCCAGCTCTTTGCGTGACTTCGCATCAGCTGCGAACTCGCGGTTTTCGATGTCGTGCGGCCCCCAGTGCTCACCGTACTCATAACCCCTATCCTTCAGCACCTTCATGTAGTGCCGCAGGCCTTCACCAGAGTTTTCGTAGTAGTCGATGATATGGAACTCTTCGCCAACCTCGCGAACGAACCAGATCGCCGTGGAGTCACCCACACCGATATCCCAGAACGTGTGTACCGGGAGGTGCGAGTTAACAGGGATTTGGCCGATCCTCTTATTGGTGTAGAGCCAGCGGAACTGTTTGGCGTAATACGCGCCCTCGACCGACTGCTGGAACGCCTCGGCCGGAATGGTCGGGTATTCGCGCTTCATGTCATCGCCGAGCGTTTTCTCTTTGGCGTAGTACCAGGCTTTCTGGCGATCATTGACGACTATGCCGTGCTTCGACTCCATTTCAGCGAAGTACTTAAGCAGGCGCACCGGCAGAGACTCTACCGGGTCGATTGCGTACTGCGGGTTCTTCCACCAGGAGAAGAAGAAAAACTTCCAGTCCAGCGCGGATAAGGGCTTGCCCTGTAGCAACGCTTTCTCTGCCGTCTGGCAGTAATCAAAGAAGTAACCCGCCCGTCCCTCTGCCGTGCTCTCGATAGTAGCGAAGCATCCCGCCGATACCGCCTCAAACGCACCAGTGACGATCTCACGGGCTTTGTCCGGATACTTGGCGCATATCTTTCCAAACTCGGAAACGTGAAGGTAGCGCAGCGTACCACCACGAAACGACGTGCTGACGTATAGCGAGCCGCCCTTCTTAAAGACCAGCTCACCAGACGAGTCATTGCTAGCCGGGTTGGCTGCCTTTATCTCTGCCGGCAGTTTGTCGTATGCGTACTTCACCTTTTCGCGGAACAGGCGCTTTGCGTCATTCAGCGTATGTGCAATCAGCGCGCACTTAGCCGACTCGAACAGTGCTGCGTCGAGCTGGATGATACACACCTCTGTGGTGAACCCGAGCTGGCGAGCTTTCAGAATGATATTGCGGGTGTGGATCCCCTCGAAGTATTCCCGCTGCTCAGGCGTCATCCTGAACCGCGTAGGTTTTCCCTCTTTGTCGGTGATCCAGTAGAGATTGTTAAGCCGCCAGTCTTTATCAGCCAGCAGCTTAAGGTGCTCAGGTTTCATTAAGCCCCCTGAGACAGTGAATCCATCAGGTTAGACAGGTCATCAACCGTCTTATTGCCTTCCTCGGTGTCGAGGTTATACGCCTTGCGCTCAGCGTTTATCACTTTGATTTGAGCATCAACACCGGCAGTGATCGAGCGAGACATTGAGGCGTGATTGTCTTCCGTAATTTCTGCGTCTTCGAGGAAGTCGCGGAGTTTATTGGTGATGCCGCGCCATGCCGCCAAACTTTCCCGATGAGCCATGACTACAGCGGCCGCCTCATCGGATGCCTGGTCAATAATCTGCTCATCAGTAACCACTGGTGACTGGTTACTGTCTTTGGTTACCGACTTGGTTACCTTGGCCTTGGTTGCCGCCCTGACCTTTTCTGTCAGGTCGCGTTGCCATCCTTCTTTGTTCGCTCTCTTCAGGATGGTGGCGTGGTTAACGCCATGCTTTTCGCCGATGGCCCTTACTGACAATGAACCAGCCCGGTAAGCCGATTCAATGGCCTCCCAATCTGGTTTGGTCATTCGTTACTCCGTTGTTTGTTCTGCTGGCTGCTCTACAGGCTCAAACAGGAAGTCATCAATGCTGTCCTGGCTGAAGTAGCGCCATTTGCCGTCATCCATTGCCAGAGCGACATAACCATTGACGATCTCTGGCTGGCTGCGGGTCATGAGTCCCGTAAAGGACTCTTTGGATTTTTTGGTGATTGTGATTTTGTAGACGGTAGCCATTTTGTTCTCCACGTGTCGCAGCTGTTGCCCTGCTTCTCAGAAGTGCTTAGCCACTTACGGCTTACCCGTCAGCAAGATGTGATCACCATCCTTGCGGGGTTAAACAGATCATTATCGAAGCCCCTCAGTGAAGAGCTTCTGTAACGGCCTACTTATTTTCGGTCTGCTTATCCCATTCCTCGCGGAACCTGGATGGGTTGTCGAAACCTTCACTGCACTGGTTGGCTTTCATCACTTTGCACCCGATTCTTTTGTTTTCTGGCAGTTCGCCTGCCACGCTTTGTTATGCGCGAGGATGTCGCGCTTCGTCTGGCGGTCAAGAACATCAATGTCGTGATCAGTAAGGTAGATTGGCTTTACCCAGTCACAGGCTGTATCAACCACCACCGGGACGCTTCCACGTGTCACGCAGCTCGCGATCAACATCGTCATCAGGCATGCGGTTAACATTCTGCTGTACATTGCTGGCCTCTTTCGTTGCTTCTACACGGCGTTCGGCTACTGACTCAATGGCTGCTGCCTTTTCTTCTGTGCGCTGCCGGTCTGCTTTTTCTTCAGCCTGTTCACGACCGCGAAAACGGCCCACACCAAACGCACCAAGCACCATCAGGATCGCAACTCCGATTGCCGCCAGTACAGATTTAAGTGTCGTCATAGGCTCACCCGCTCGCGCATCCAGCCATAAACGAATGACTCGTTAGCCGGTCGCTGTTCTGCCAGCTCAAGATAACGCTGGCCCTGGCTACAGTTCAGTGCGCGAAGCAATACGATTTCCCCTTCTCCGCCTCGTTTCGCCAGGAAGGACTTCAGCGCGCTGATGCTACGCGGGCCGATCTGGCCGTCGGCGATCAGATCCGGATAGAGCTGCTGCTGGTTATTGAAAACGTTCAGCCAGCGCTGGAACCATTTAACCTGCACCGATGGCCCCATGTTCACACCGGTATCGCATAGTTCGGCGGCAATGGCAGGGGATACTTCTGCCACCTGGTCAAAGCGCGGGCCATACCAGTAATCAGACTCAAGGATCGCCAGAGCCTGCTCACGTGTAAGGTTTCGCATATCACCGGTATAACCATGCGCTCGGGCGGTTGCCTGAGTAATTCCCCAGTTCGTTGGGCCGCCCTTATCGTTAGGGTGATCAACATAACCGCCCTCTTTGCCGAGGATGGTGTTAAAGATATCGTCTTTGGTCATGGCTATTCCGTAATGACGACCTTCGCCAGGTTCCCGCGCGCCAGCCACACCGCCATGCAGATGACGGAGTTAAGCAGCAGATCGCCGAGGTTAACCTGTACGTAGTGGCCGAGCAGAATGTTGAAGGCGTTGAATCCTGCGGCAAGAATGACCAGATAGGCCAGCACCGCGACACTCAGGCGATGACGCTTTCCCTCTTTCCGGAAAAACATCAGCCTGACCATGATTAACAGGCAAACTATGGCGTTTGCATCCATCAGAAGAAGCTGCCATGTCATTTATCTTCCTCCCCCAGCCCCGGCATCTTCCCGCTTTTGGATTTGCGGAGAATACGCAGCAGGACTGCCACGGAAATGGAAGCAGTGACAATTGCACCGACAGCTGGCGATACCTCAATGCTGGCCGGTGGCTTCATCAGGCTTAACGGCGTGTTGATGATTCCGGCCATGATTTTCGCCATGGGTGCGGAGAAGAACACGCCACTGATAAACGATATCAGCGCAAAGATAGCCTGCTTCCAGAGTTGATGGGGATCTGAGGTCAGAACGTATAGCGCCGTTCCGGCGAGTGATCCAAGCATCACTGCTGGAGTCGCCTCCGGAAACAGCGTGGCAAAGGTTACACCGACTGATGACGATGTAAGACCAACGCCTACGATAGTGAAGGTCTCAGACATATTTATTCCGTGTGTAGTTGGTTCAGGCCCTCGGGACGATTTAACAAGTAGGCGTGTCGATGATGGTTCCCGGAGCCTGAAAATAAAAAAGCCAGCGACAGGCTGGCAATGTGAGGGTAAGGCAATGTCGGCTCTCTGACCGAAGGGTCCCAGGTAGTGGGTTTGGTTTGTGGTGGCCGGTGCTGATCTCCGGCTTTCTCTGGCATCGTGTACCCCAAGACTTTTCTCCAGAGATAGCGCAGTCCTCATTAAGGGGGTGCCGTCTCTAGCGTATCAGCCTGCGCATTCACCACAACGGATAGAGCACTGAGCATTTCGTTGGCGCTCCATGCTGCTGCGTGGGTTGGGTTATGAGCCCTTCACGCCAATGCTCTTTCCTGTTGTGTAGAAATGAAAAAGCCCCGGCGGTATGCTAGGGCTTTTTCAAACTGGATAGTGACTATCATCTTCATGCCGCCGATGTAATTTAGGCAGCATATTAAAGTAGACTCAAATATGGCTCATTTAATTGACTTTTGCAATACCCTGCTGCGAAAAAGTCGCCTTTTGTTGTGATCGTGTTCTCACAGTGCAGAGAAGAGAATCACCATCAAGCCGCTTAAAGATGGCGCACATGGCCCGCCAGTAATCGGCGTAGTTATGGCACCAGTTATCAGGTTTAACTCCGCACAGAGCCGCAAGGTCCTGATGCTGATACACATCCTTGCCCGCCAGCTCTGATTTCACGTCCTGCGCCGCCAGCCAGATAAGCTTCTTCAGGCGCTCCATCGTCTTGCCGGCCACTTTCTTCGCGCCGAGCTGTTCCCGGAACTCTGCCCACGCCCACTGGGTGATCGCCACCTGGTACTCGAAGCGGATATTCTCGCTGTAGTTCCACAGCAGCCATGCTTTCTGGTGGTCTTCCAGCGACAGGACAGCGCGGCGCCACGAAGCAGTCACGAACTCAACCGGGCCGACCAGCGCGATAGATGAGCCTTTGGCGCGGGACTGACTGCCGCTCATTGGCGGTCCGTCCGGGTTGACCATGCGCTGCTTATCCTTGTCGAATACCTTTTTCCTGCCCCGGCTGCGCGCCGTCGCGGTGAATTGCGCATTCTCGGCGAAAGCTACCAGTTGCCCTTTCGTCGCCCCGCTGAGGTCTGCGGTCGCCACAATGAGCTGCTGACGTACGTATTCCAGTTGCTGACTGTTCATGCGGCTTCCTTATGTGGCCGATTGGTTTGGGTCTGGCTGTGCTTTGCTACTGGCGGCAACTTGGCGCGAATGACGCTTTCGGCCTGGTATCGGGCTATCTGGTCGCGGGTCATTTCTGCCACCTTAGTGCTGCGTCAAGATCGGCTTGAGGGATGGCAAGCAGCGTTTTCTTCTCGGCGGCAGTCAGGTTTCTCATGCCCATGAAGACAACACCATGAGGAGTGCGTACGGCCTGAACATGCTTGTGCCGGTACGTGTTGATAATTGCCAGTGCGTTTACCGGATCTCTCATACTGCCTCCTGCTGTTTCAGTTCTTTGAGCTTTGCGCGGTACTCATCGCGGATCCGTATGTAGTCGTCGCGTTTCCATTTTGGTAATTCGTGCGCCCCCATCAGGGCATCAAAGCGGGCTTGGCCGATCTTGGCGATAAGCGCTGGCTGATAGGCGATCAGGTTGCCTGAAAGGTGGTTATTACAGGGGGCGCACTGTCGATGACAGTTGTCTTCATTGAAGCGAAGCTCTGGGTTGGCTCCAGTCGTGCGGAAGTGGCCGGCATGATACTGGCCGTAATGATAACGACCGCAGCTGATGCATGGCTGATGCCGATCCCGGTACCGGATAAACTCATTGAAAGCTTGCTGAGCCTGCTTTGCGAAGTAACTTAGCGGCTTAACCTCAAGGCGTTTTTTAGCCTGGAGATCCCTACTCTCTTTCTCGGCCCGATGCTTCTCCATGATGCGCTTAGCCTCAGCCTTAATCTTCTCCTTGGCGCGAAGCTCCAGCGCGTAGATAGCGCCGTGAGCCGGGCAGCACCAACGGATGTTGTCGTATTGCGGGGTGAATTTCTCTCCGCATACTTTGCACTTGCGGCGGGCTGGCTTACGCATGATTCCTCCTTGCTGCCAGGCGCAGCCATTTCTGATCGACGAGACGGGCGGTGTAGCCCTTGAGGGTTGGAATTTCAGATGGCTTGAGTTCCGGCTTGCGCTTAGTGCGAGTCCGGACCCGGTAGATTTCGTTGGTGATGATGCGAGCGAGAGGACTAGCCATTACGCCTCCTGCTTATCGCGCAGCTGCTGGTACTCGCAGCTCTGCGGAATGGTCAGGTGGCAGCCGATGTTCATCGCCCAGGCTTCTACTTTGCACAGGAAGATGTACATCTCGCTGGTTTCCAGATCGGCGGTATGGCGAAGAGACTGAACCGTGGTCACCTCTCCGGACACGACGTCTACCCGGTCTTTGCTTTCGTAGCCAAGATAGGTGTGCTTCATCGCGTCTTTGACCCACTCAGGCGTAGCGAAGGTCTTGCCGCGGGCGATGAGGTAGTCGCTAATTTCTCCATACCATAAATGTGAAAGGCTGTTCTGCGACAGGCTGCGCTTTTCGCGCCATGGCTTCACCTGCAGGCGGAAGCATTGCCCGGCATCCAGCAATGGCTGAATCTGCTGGCCGATGGCCGCGAAGTTACCGCGATGGAGTTTGATGCCGTCTACTGGCAGAGTCATACGGCCTCCTTAATGGAAACCGCAGAATGCAGAAAATCGCAGGTGCCGCTAAGCATCTGTGACCAGGTGAAGAGTTCAGATTGTGGTCGCATTTAAGTCCCCTTAAATGCGCAGAAGTCGCAACCGGATGTTCAGACCGACTGCGACTTAATTATAACATCACTTTTGAAAAATGATTATCAAGAATCACTCTAACTTCGGCGCTGCTTTAATCATCGCAGCCCAGCAGAGTTTAGCCCGGTGCGCCGCCTGCTGGCAGCCGCTCATGGCGTCGTATGCTTCCCACTCTTTCTCATCGCTAAAGCTCTCATCTGGCTCTGATTCGAACCCATTGACGATCATGTCATCAGTAGGCTCAACCGGCACCATAACCCAACCATCAGGAATCACCGCTGACCTGAAAGGCTTTCTGTCTTTTACCCAGGTAACCAGTGCCTGAATGTACTTCTCACAGGTTGCCGCCAGCATTTCATCTGACTCTGGAGCTGCTATTCCAGCGTTGCTGAGCGCCAGGCGAAGACCATCAGGAACAGCTAGCGGCGCTGGCGGGGCGTTAGTTTCGCTGACAACTTTTTTGACATGCTTAATTAGGCTGCTTTCGTGGTCAATTTTGATAACAGATACAGGCTCCGCTTCGAGCGATGCCAGCGCCGCGCATCTGGCTTCAAGTGCGGCGTAGTCTTCGTAATCAACCATATCGCCTTCAGCACTCTCTACCACGTCGCAATGGCACGCATGTTCATCACAGGCCACCCATTCATAACGTTTCACGCTCATACCCCTACCCTCCCCCAAACCATCAATACCCTTCTCATCGCCGGACTGTTCCGGCACTCCTGAAATATTCCGTTGGTGCAGCTGCGAGCGGTGCCGTCCTGCTCTTCCGGCGTCGCCAGTCGATAGGTCACCGTTCGCCAGACCTTGCTCACCCGGACAATCTTGCGGGCCCGCTCCAGATCGATAGCGTTCTTCGTGATGCAGTTGATGGTCATGCCGCACTCTGTGGCCACATCCTTCGCAGTGAAGGTCCGGTGCGTTTCGAGATAACGCAGAATTTCCTGCTTGCCTTTCATCGTCTTAGCACTCATAGTCAGCCTCCTGTTGCATCTGGCCGCTGTAGGTGAAATCTACCGGGTCCAGGCCGGAGTAGCGGCTGCTGAAGTGGTAGGTCTTTTCTGCCCCTGGCGCATGGCGGGACTTCACACAGATGATTTCGGTGATGCCTTTCAGTTCGGTGTTTTCGTTGTACTTCTCATCCCGGTAAACCATGAAGATCACATCGGCTTCCTGCTCAATGACGCCAGACTCTCGCAGGTCTGCGGCAACGGGACGCTTATTAGCGCGCTGTTCAAGGTTTCGGTTCAGCTGGGCCAAAGCGATGACCGGGCAACGCAATTCTTTCGCCAGGTTCTTCAGGCCCGTAGCGATCTCCCCTACGCTGCGGTTCATGTTCTCCGGGTCTGACATCCGCATCTTCTGGAGATAATCGACGATTACCACGCCCAGTCCGCCCAACTTCTTACTCATACGCCGCGCTTCCGCACGCACCTGGTGAACGCTTAGGGATGGCTTGTCATTGATGTAGATCGGAGAGTCGATGAACTCCTTCATGCAGTGACTAACCTTCCCCCATGCCTCGTCCATTTTCCCGCTAACTTTGCTCAGCAGATCTTCTTTGCTTACCCGCGCCCGGTGGAAAGCGACTCGCTCAGAGATTTGTTCCACTGGCATTTCGAGACTGAAGAACAGCACCGGCTTTTTGTTTTTCAGGCCTACGGTTTCTGTCACTGTGGTGCTAAACATGGTTTTCCCCATGCCAGGACGTCCGCCAACGACGATAAAATCCGTATTGTTGAATCCTCCGAAAGCGCTATCGATGGTCGACATGCCGAGCTCTGTTTTGTATTTCCAGATGTCGCCATTGATGATCGCCTGGATGGTTTCCAGCGACATATCGATGCCAGTGGTGATGTGTTCAGTTCCGTAGTCAGCGCTGTGCTCAATTCCAGAGATGTCGGCCTGAATGTTGCCGATGATGTCTGCGATACCCTCGGTAGTTGGTTCGGACAGCTTCTGGATCCCAACCTGTAACGCCAGGGTCATACGGCGACCAAGGTACATTTCACGAAGCTTTTCGCAGTAGGCCGCCAGGTTTGCGAAAGACGGAGTGTTTTTGCTGCATTCAGCCAGGTAAGCGAAACCACCCGCACTCTCAAGCACCCCGAGCTGCTCAAGATCGCTGGTCAGCGTAAGCAGGTCTATCTTCGAACCGGATTCGTTGAGTCGCTTATAGGACCGCAGAGCCACTTTATGGGGCGTTGCTGTGAAGTGGTCCTCAGTCAGGCCCTCAATCGCATCGGTAGCCATGTCGGCGCCATCTGCGCGACCTGCTGCAAGCATTATTCCGCCAATGACGGCCTGCTCAACGTATAAATCAATAAAACGGCTCATGCTTTGACTCCCTTGCGCTCACGGTGCTCGTTGATGGCCTGCTCGTAGACAGATCCCCAGTTCTTCGGATTCAGTATCCAGTCGAGAGTCAGCCATGGCTGATCGCCTCTGGTGCCGAACAGGGAAGACTTGCTAATCAGCTCGAAGGCCATTCCCATGTGCTTCAGTTCTCGCCAGTTGCCCTGGGTGGTTTTGCCGTTCCACACAGCTTCCAGGTCTCGATAGGCCGGACGGCGGCGGTTCCACTCATGCAGTGAAACGGCCTTCGAAGGGAATTTTTCATTCCAGAGCTTGATGATCTCTTCGTGCGGACAGGCTGCCGGGTTGCTTCCATGACCATCTGCCCATACCAGGGCATCTGACAGGTATCCATCAAAGCGGGTCATACGGCACAGGTTCTCTGGCTTGAAGCTGTGACCCCAGTTCCCATGGGCCCAGCGGATAACCAGCTTCAGCTCTTCAGCGGTGTAGCACTGGTCTTTGCTCTTCACTGTGGAGAGAGCTTTCTCAAAAGGTGCCAGCGCAGCACAACGACTACCCGTTAGCTCGTTGAAGTAATCCATCACTTCCTGAGCGAGCGATTTTTCCCCATGGGGGGTAAGGGGGGTTTTATTATTCTTGTTAACTCCATTCTTGTTCTGTTCGACGGGATGCTCGTCACTACCTTCGACGGGTACTAGCTTCAAGACAGCGCCAGCACTTGGTTTAGGTTCGACTGGAGGCTCGTCACTACCTTCGACGCCTGAAATGCCCTGATATTCACAATAATTTGTGATGGTAATCACGGTCCCGAATGGGGTTCCCTTGGTGCTTAACATCCCTTCACGGCAGAAGAAATTCAGCATTCGCTCAACGGCTTTTGCACTCTTTTCATTGCCGTCCTGATCGCGAAGTTTTCTTGCCATGATGGCGGTGGTGGTGACCAACTGCCCTGCTCCAAGCATCCATTCGCGGCCAGCAAATTCAACGCTGCCAGGCTTAAAACGAGCCTCCCCAAGCAGGCGCACCCACAGGGCTAACTTAGCCGTATCCTTTGACCATGGTGCTGTGAGAGCGCTTCTGAACAAGGCAAAGTGACCCTGCTTCCTGTTATCCACGCGAGAGCTCCTGGAGGAATACGCACCTCCGTTCCGATCTGCTAACTTAACGACGCCCATGCTTCACCCCTGCCTGAATCAGTGCCAGTCTTGCCATGCCAACAAAGCGCTCCGCGAACGCCCGGTTTTTTGAGGCAGCGACAACCAGGCCATCTGGTGAATCTGGATGGCGACGTTCCTCTTTTTCCTGGTACTTTTTGCGAGTTTTTGACATACTTACTCCCGTTACTTGGCGTAACACAGTGTGATAAGGGCCTTTGAAGTGACCGCTTCAAGGGCTTTCGCTTTTTTGGTAGTACCCATCACATAACTCCCGGCGCCATAGCGGCCAGACTTGTCACCACCGCGGCGATTGATTCAGTGGGCAGAAAGCGCAGAAGTGCTTCAGCAGCTTCTCTCACCTCTTTCTCAAGGCGTTGTATCGGCTGACCAAGTAACTTCGCCTGATGCGCTTCAGTGCACTCTTTCATGGCCTCGGCTATCAGTTCGGCCTCAGTCTTTGCGACCAGACCGAACTCTCTCGCCACTTTCTCGTTATCCCGCGCCATCACGTCGATAATGACGGGGATCAGTAGCATCAACCCCTTGTCGTTCTTCGGGCCCGGATCGTTAATCATCCGGAAGAAGTTCTGCTTCGTGTTGTGTTCAGAACCTGCCAGTAACAACCCCTTCCCGCCGCGCGCCAGCCACTCTTTCGCAACCAGCTGAGAAATGTGAACCTGAGACTGGCCCGGCGTAGCTTTTTGCCAGGCCTTAACTGCCTCCCGTATTCGAGTTAGCTTACGGTTGTTACGCGGAACACTTTGATAAATCGAAATCAACGGACGTTGTTCAAGTCCGGTACTCTGTTGATACGCAAGTGAATGCATTGCTTTCCCTTTAGTGGTTAGGGCCGCCGTTAAGCGGCTGTGTTGTCGGCCGGTGACGGGAACAGCGTCGGCAAATCAGGGCGAATCTGGTATGCCTGAATCTCGCCACCAGTTGCTTTAACGATGCTGTTCACGTGTTCCGGAGAAACCTTCGCTTTGTTGTGTAGCCACTTGTAAACCGCCTGCTGCGACACTGCGCACGCTTCACCAAGGGCTTTTTGAGAACCGACAATGGTGATAGCGGTTTTAATGGTTGGGTTCATAACAACCTCCGTAGTGAATATGAATGAAGAATAAAACTATGGTTGTATTTAGTCAACAACCATTTTCGTTTGATGGAATAAAACCATGGTTGTACATTGCGCGTATGAAAACGACACTCGCTGAAAGATTGAAAGAAGCCAGGACATTACGAGGCCTTACGCAAAAGGCTCTCGGGGATCTGGTTGGGGTGAGCCAGGCGGCTATCCAGAAGATTGAAACAGGAAAAGCCAACCAGACGACAAAGCTGGTTGAGCTTGCTAATGCGTTAAAGGTAAAGCCTGAATGGTTGAGTTCTGGTGAAGGCGCTATGCTTCTCACTGGGCAGGATGAAGCCATCCCACCGTCTGATCAGTGGGGTACCGTTGAGCCTTGGGATAATTCAACCCCATTACCTGATGACGAGGTAGAAGTGCCATTTCTAAAGGATATTGAGCTGGCCTGCGGCGATGGGACGTTCCCTCGCGAAGATTACAATGGCTATAAACTCCGCTTCTCAAAAGCGACTCTACGCCGAGTTAATGCCCACAGAGAAAGTGTTATCTGTTTCCCCGCACATGGGAATAGCATGGAGCCAGTAATTCCGGAAGGAACGACTGTCGCTATCAATATTAACGACAAAAAGATCGTGGACGGAAAGGTTTACGCCATCAGCCAGGATGGATGGAATCGCTTAAAAATACTTTACCGTGTGGGCCCGAACAGGCTGAGCATTCGCAGCTTTAATCATGTCGAGCACCCAGACGAAGAAGCGGACCTTGATAGCGTCCAGATAATCGGAAGAATGTTTTGGACATCAACAATATGGTAGGGAAGCAACTATGAAAAAATTCTTATGGGCAGTATTATTTCTGACACCTATGGCGGCCAATGCGGAAGAGTCGGCTCTCGATCAGCTAAAGCAATCACCAGCTGCAATCTGTAAAGACCACGCACAGCCAGATCAGTGCAAGGTAGCAGTCCAGGCTACGATGCTGGCGGTTTACAACATCACTTCGCTTGATGCTGGATGCGAGAGTAGTTCTGACGAAGTTAAAGAAAAAATGAACAATGAGCTGAAAGCGCAGTGCGCGGCAGCCAAAGAGATCTCCGATTACCTGAAAAGCCAAAACAGATAAATACTCCCCACCCATGAAACCTCGCTCCGGCGGGGTTTTTTATTGCCCAAACCCCACCACCAAATATTTCTTAAAAATAAATTCCTTTCAAATACAACCAAATAAAACCAATACAACCATTAATACAACTATTGTTGTTGACGATAAAACAACTATGGTTTTTAATGAGTCCATCGAAACGAAACATCGACAGCTGAGCGAAGTTAGCCAGCGGCGAAGTGGACATTCGGTCAGTCGAACGGCGCGACAGTAAACCATGCGTCGGACCATAGGCGGGCTCAGGAAGAGCGGCAATTATGGCAAAGCGATTTACCAGCATCTCTTTACGAGGGGCTGATGGTAAACAAACAGAGAGGTGAGGGTATGTCTTCAACACGATTAACAAATGCTTTCCGGGAGCGCATCGCAAAGAACGCGCTGATCAAATCAGGTGTTATCGCAGAGCTTGAGGCTCTCCAGGTTAAGCGGCACGAGATTGCACGTGATGCCAGGGTGTTCGCGTTTGGCGGGAAAGAGAAAGCTGAAAAGCTTGATCGGCTTTACGAAAAGTTCGAGCGGCTCGAAAAAGAAATAACTGATTCAGGAGTTTCAATGTACAGCTCCGATGGCAAGAGACAGAACATTTTTATCTCCATCGGTGGAAGGCGGCTTGGGTGGTGCTCATATGGCGATGACAGCGAGGGATCAGGCATCCAGCTTCTTACTCCAGCTCGAGATCGCTGCATGTTTGCGGCTGACCACGAGATTGCTACACGGTTCGATGAAGTTTTCGCGGCAGAGGCAAAACTGGAAGCTCGCAAAAAAGACATCGAAAGCACGGTATGGGCGGCACTGAACTCGGTCACCACCACCAAGCGGCTGATTGAAGTCTGGCCTGAGAGCAAAGAGCTGATCCCTGACGGCGTAGACACCGCCAAGCAAACACTCCCGGCGCTGAAGGTTGAAGACCTCAACCGTCTGATCGGGCTTCCTACAGAACAGGCTGCTTAACGCGGCCTTTTTTACGCGGGTAACGACAGAGGGTAAGGCGATGGCAATAGATGCGACGTTAAAAGTTAAACAAATTAACTCTATTAACCCATACGGAGACGGATGGAATAGGCATATGGAAATCGATATCGACAGTATCGAGTTAGTTGAATGTGTTAAGCCGGAAGAAATTATTTCTGAGTACACGGCGGCATCACTTCTTGATGCAATGGATGAATCTGATGTGGTTCGCTGGCTTGAAAACGAAGGTTACACAGTAACAAACGATTGACCCGCTCCGGCGGGTTTTTTATCGACCATACATAGGCAGATTTTCGAGTCTGCCCATTTATGACAACCGGCGGCCATCCTCCGCCCATTGAAACACAGAAAAATGCGTTGAAGTCTTGTATTAACCGTTCCGTTCGCCGCGATAAGGCCAAGAGGATTTATGAGTGATTTGGAGTTTGGCTTAAAGATATACGCCTTATGGTTTGTTGGGATGTTTCTGCTCGGCATAGCAATCAACTTGCTGACGAAAAAAGAACATCGCCAGACACTTTCAAAACTAGCCATTGACCATGTACGCATGTCTTCCGCAATAACCATTGTTGGCCTGATTGTGTGTGGTATGGGCTGGTTCTTATTCAAGGTGGTGTGAGATGACAGTCACCCACAACGGCAAGCAGTACACCGCCAAAAAGCTCAACGATAACGAGTGGCAGCTGACGTCGGTATCGGCACCGCGCGACAAGCTGACACTGAACCGCTGGCACATGAAGCTGGCTGGCATCCTGGAACAGGTTGAGGTGAAGCTATGATCAACCACTACGGCACCACCCCGCTCATTCGCCAGTGCGTCACTCCTGGCATGATGGCAATGCATGAAGGCCGCACCTATCGAGTCTCAGCGGTCATTCAGGAGCGCAAATGGGTGTACTTGCACACCGATGCAGAAATCATCCGCCTCAGTGACTGCGTGATTGACGTCCTTCTGGACGGTCACGGCAACCCTATCCTGCACTAACCACCCTATTCAACCGATCGGCCTGCCTTTCTGCGGGCGGGATCTGCACATCCAAATTTCAGGAGTTCAGCCATGAACGCATATCTCACTTACGACCGAATCGAAGATCGGCGCTGGGTTGAGCAGCAACTCACCGACGAGAAAGAGAAGTGGATCGACGACCGGGCGCAGCAAATCATCGACATGATGCCAAAAGAGCCGTCCGGACTCTTCCACTTCTCCGTACCGATTGACTCCAGCCCATACGAAGGACTTCGCAGCGATAAAGCTGGCGAGGCCTACAACGATTTCATTTCGGCAGTTGCTTACGCCCAGGCGGAATACGACTGGGAACACCGTACCGGCTGCCCGTTTTAATTTTTGAGGGATTTAACAATGAGTACTGCACTTTCCACCATGGCCGGGAAACTGGCCGCACGCCTCGGCATGGATGCCGGTACAGACCTGATGAATACGCTGAAGAATACAGCGTTCAAAGGTGGCAACGTCACGGACGAGCAATTTACAGCCCTGCTAATCGTCGCCAACCAGTACGGCCTGAACCCATGGACAAAAGAGATTTATGCCTTCCCAGATAAAGGCGGGATTGTCCCGGTCGTCGGCGTTGATGGATGGGCTCGCATTATCAACGAGCATCCTCAGTTTGACGGCATGGAGTTCTCTTACGACAAGGAAGAAGGCGCGTGCACCTGCAAGATTTACCGCAAAGACCGCAAGCACCCGACAATAGTCACCGAGTATATGGGCGAGTGCAAACGCAATACTCAACCCTGGCAGTCCCACCCTACCCGCATGCTTCGCCATAAGACACTTATCCAATGCGCGCGCCTGGCCTTTGGTTTCGCTGGCATATTCGACCAGGACGAGGCAGAGCGAGTGATTGAAGGAACAACGGCAGAGGTTCATGCGGGTCATGAATCAGATAGCCGTCGCCCGGATCTGATCGCAAAAGGTGAGTCCGCCGCGCGCCTTGGAACAGTCAAGTATCAGGAGTTCTGGGTGGCGCTGAGCGCTGAAGAGAAGCAGGTTATCGGCGCAGTTGAGAAGCGACGCATGTACGACATGAGTCTCGCTGTCGACAACGCCGAACCTGTCAATGTCGCAGAGACGGAGGCTGAATGATGGAGCAACGCACCCCTGAATGGTTTGCTGCGCGCTGTGGCAAGGTCACAGCCAGTCGCCTGGCTGATGTCATGGCCAGGACTAAGTCGGGCTACTCCACCAGCCGCCAGAACTACATGGCCGAGCTGATTTGCCAACGGCTGACCGGGAAGCTGGAGGAAGGGTTTTCGAATGCCGCGATGATGCGCGGCACTGAACTTGAGCCAGTGGCGCGCGAAATATACGCGCTGAATGAGTTCGATGCGGAAATCACTGAAGTTGGACTCATCGATCACCCATCCATACCCGGATTCGCAGCCAGCCCGGACGGACTTGTCAACGACGACGGGCTTATCGAAATCAAATGCCCCAACACCTGGACCCATCTTGAAACGCTGAAAACTGGCGAGCCAAAGCGCCAGTACATGCTGCAAATGCATGCGCAGATGATGTGCACCGGGCGGAAATGGTGTGATTTCGTTAGTTTCGATGATCGCCTGCCGCCTGACCTCGCCTATTTCAAGAAGCGCATTCATTTCGATGAAGAACTGGCGCGCGAAATCGAGTCTGAGGTTAAGAGCTTCATTGCAGATCTGGAATCTGAAATTCAGAAAATCACAGAGCGTGCAGCATGAAACGCACACCCTTCTACCGCAGGCCCGGGCGAACCGGGCAATTCTCCAGCCTTCGTGAGCGCGTTATCTGGATGATTCAGACGCGCGGCCGCCCGGTAACCGGCAGCGAAATCGCTGAGAAGTTTGGCGTAACGCTCATCGAGTTTAACCGGGTCGCCAACGGCATTACCCGCGGCACCGGTCAGATAGCGCAGATAGTTGAGTCGAAAAAATGGCTCAACGAGGACGGCATCTGCGACCGGACATTCGACCTGGTCACGAAGCCAAAAGTCGTAACACCACAGGGTAAATCGCGGCTGTTCACCCGGCGCGCTATAGAGCAATCGCAGGAAGGTAGACGGCAGGAGTGCATCGAACGTGCCGCCCGCCGTAGCCGCCTGATTGCTCAGGGCCTCTACATCGACGAAATGGAGTCCATCCTATGACTCACGCTCACGACGACATCAGGGTTGGCACTCTGTGCCTTCCCTTCATTGGTAACGGCTGGCTAATGCCATGGGGTGAAGTGGTCAGCAATCCATTAAAGGCGCAGCGCCTCGCTGAGGAATATCGGGAAAGGCAGGAGGTGGCATGAATGAGCTGGCTCTTTTCGCAGGCGCTGGCGGAGGAATACTCGGAGGTATCCTCCTTGGCTGGCGGACAGTATGCGCAGTTGAACGTGATGCCTACGCCGCACAAGTTCTCGCGCAACGACAAAATGATGGAATCCTCAAACCTTTCCCGATTTGGTCTGACGTGTGCAGTTTTGACGGAAAGCCATGGCGAGGAATTGTTGACGTCGTTTCTGGCGGGTTTCCCTGCCAGGACATTAGCGCAAATGGTAATGGCGCCGGCATCAACGGACGTCGTTCCGGACTGTGGACAGAAATGGCGAGAATCGTCAGTGAAGTACGACCTGCATTCGTCTGCGTGGAAAATTCGCCGCGACTCAGGGGAAAAGGTCTTGCCGTGGTCATCGGTGACCTTGCCGAGATGGGGTATGGCTGCGAGTGGTTTCGTCTTTCAGCATCCAACTGCGGAGCGCCCCATGAAAGAGACAGGATGTGGATTGTGGCCTACAGCGAAGGCCACGATCCGCGGCGACTGTCCAAGCGAACGGCTTCGCAGAACTCCAGACTTGCCGAGTGCGATAAAGATGCGTCCGTTGCCGGATGGGTCGCAGCCACACCAAGATGGACTGCTGAACCCGGAATGGGTCGAGTGGTTCATGGGCTGGCCCATAGGGTGGACAGAATTAAAGCCCTTGGCAATGGACAGGTTCCTCGAGTGGCAGCAACAGCATTCTCCATCCTCAAAAATTCATAGTGAGGCGAAGATGGATTACGTATACGAAACAAAAACACCAGCGGATCAGCGCGACCTATGGCGTACTCCACCAGCCCTTTTCGCTTCCCTTGATGCTGAGTTCTGCTTCCAGTTGGATGCCGCTGCGGCGCCGTATAACGCACTGTGCCGGAGGTTCATCACCGCTGAGCAGAACACGCTGGAAACGCCATGGGCTGATTACCTGAGCATTCCCGGCTATGTCTGGCTGAACCCGCCATACAGCGACATCACGCCTTTCGTTAAGAAGGCCGCTGCCGAGAGCTCCAATCAGATCGGCACGGTCATGCTGGTGCCGGCAGATACTTCGGTTGGATGGTTCAGGGAAGCTATCCAGACCGCCAGCGAGGTTCGATTCATCACCGCCGGGCGGCTGGCATTTATCAACCCGATCACCGGTAAGCCCGTCAGCGGAAACAACAAGGGCTCAATGCTCATCATCTGGCGACCGTACCCGCGCACACACTGCCACTTCGCAACTGTGGACCGGGACGAGCTGATGGCTTTCGGGGCGAAACTTCTCGCCCGCCGGGAGGCCGCATGACGCCAGAAACAGACAACGCCATCCGCGCCGCCTGCCGCCGCTGCACCGAGGAAATCCAGCAGGCCATGCGCAAGAAGCCAAAGCCTAACTGGAACGAAACGGTGCCTCCCATTATCAACAAGCATCACAAGAAAATAGAAGCTCTGGGAGTTAGCCTCCTGGAGTTCGTTGTATACACAGGTCGGCTTAATCGCCGCTTCGGAGTGGATTCATGAGCAATTCGATAGCAGACGGAGCGAAATTAACTCCGGAAACATTCGCAGATTTCATTGAGCGCTTGAGGTATCACCATCGCGGCGATGGTGTTAATCGTCACGCCACCGCCGATCCGATTTTCATGGTTCAGAAGCAGGCAACCATTTATGGCCTGGCAGAAGAGTACGGCGAATCGAAGATAGTCCATTTCGAGGAATGCGAATGGGACAGCCCGCAGGAGTATTGGGATGATCTTGATGAACAGCAGCAGGAAGAGTTAAACGCCTTCTGCATTGACCAGTGCGACACAGCCTTTACGGATCTCGATGAAGACGCTCAGTGGGAAGTGCTGACTGACCTTGATGGCCACACTGTCTGCGGTACACGCAAAGAGTGGCAGAACATCAACGCTCATTTTACCCGTGAAGCAGCGGAGGCTTTCATTCGCCGCAAACAGCATGATTATCCTCCTCTGCGAGTCTACGTCGAAAGCATGTACTTCGGCTGGGAGTATCAGGAAATCGTCCGCGCTCTATGCGACGGAAGGCTGGTGCTAACTGAAAAAAATGGCAGTACGGAATGAACAGGGCCTCACCAGTTGATTTGAGGAAAAGCCTCGAAATTGCAAACCACCTGGCGCATATCGGGATTCGCTTTGTGCCGATCCCGGTGGCGACAGAAGAAGAATTCCAGACACTGGCCGCCGAGCTATCGCGACGGCTTGAAAATATGGCTGTCGAAGCCGAGAAGAATGAAGGCGGTGCCGCATGAAGGCACTAATCACCAGGTCGCTAAAGCGGCCTTTTTTATTGCTGGCATTCACCTTCAACCGAATTAACCGACAGTTCCGGGAGCATTGACCATGGCCGATATCATCGATACAGCAGCAGAGATTGAAGAGCTTCAGCGTAACGCTGCCCTTTCCGCTCACCGACTGAACCGCAACGCTATTTCAGCTGAGTGTTGTGAAGAATGCGACGAACCAATTCCCGAGCCGCGTCGCGCTGCCGTTCCCGGCTGCCAGACGTGCGCGGATTGCCAGGGTGTTATCGAACTTAAGAATAAGCAAAGGGGGATGTAGCAAAGGGGGATGTGATGTGGCCTATATGCAAACACTGCGGCCGTATGTGCTGGAGTGAATGGTGTATTAAATGCGACAAGCGGGGGTGATGTGATGGATTACAGTAAGCTAGGCGATTTTGAGATAAACAAACTGGTCGGCGATGTCGTTTTCAAAGGACTATGGTCATGCAGGCCGGGCACTGCGGGAAATAAAAGTGACTCATGGTATTACGGTAACGCGGATGCTTCGCTCAACCCGCTATCACCGCTTCCCGACTACTGCAACGATGCGGCTGCCGCATGGCCGATAATCACCGCAAATAAAATCAGCATTTACGCAATGAGCGACGCGGACAAAAGAGGCGGTTGGGGGGCTGAGGCTTTTCATCCCAACGATGCATATAGCTTTAACGATAACCCACTTCGTGCCGCAATGATTGTCTTCCTCATGATGCAGGAGTCAGCCAATGTTCAGGATAATCCAGCCTAATACCTGGTACGCCGATCCCCACGGTGCGCCCTGCAAAATCCTCCGCGCTACCCACGAAGTCATCCACTACATCCGCAACGGTCGCACCTGCATCGCCAGCATTGGCCGCTTTAACCAGGATTTCGAACCGCTGACCAAAGCACAGGCCGAGCGGATCTCCGAAGAAATCGAAACAGCAGAACACATCGAAAAGTTAAGGAGCATGAGACGTGATCGGAATACTCAAAGAAGTACCGAAGGAAAGTTGGCCTGTACGGTGCCACGACCCGAAACGCAGCAATGTATGGGTTAACTCTTACTTTCTCGTGCAGGAGTTTCAGGAGGAAAACGGTGTTATTCGCCTGTCGGTAAATACTACCAGCATGGCTAATTCAGGGCGCTGGAAAGATGGGATTAGTTGGGATGATTTGCAGGAGATAAAGAACGCTGTCGGTTACGCAGATCGCGATGCCGTGGAGATTTACCCGGCGCAAAAGGATGTGGTCAACGTAGCTAACATGCGTCATCTGTGGCTAGTTAACGAACCACTTACTTTTGCATGGCGCAAAGATTAAAACACCTCCGCGCTATGCGGGTGGCATGAGGAGAGATTATGCAGCAATACGAAACCGGTTCATCGCTTCAGCTACGAAACTTGATTCGCCAGCGCCACGCTGAATGGTCAGAAAAGACCTTCGGCGATGTCGGTCCGATCGGCCCGCTTAAGCATCTGTCGAAAGAAGCACTTGAAGCTGCAGATGATGTTGGCGACCTAAGCGAATGGGCTGACATGCAATTCCTGTTATGGGATGCACAACGCCGTGCGGGAATAAGTGACCAGGAAATAACCGCGGCTATGGAAGAAAAGCTAAAAGTGAACATGGCGCGTGAATGGCCGGAGCCGAAAGACGGCGAGCCGCGCCTTCACATCAAACCATGACGCAACTTATAGCCAGTTATGAGCTGGCTATTGGGTGCGAATGCACTGCCACGTTATCCCCCATTTGCCCGGCCAATAGTGCCGGGTTCTTTTTACCTGGCTTCCAGGTTCGATTTCCAAACCGGAGATGAAACCTATGCGCGAACTACGCGACGACTCTCTTATTGACATGAAGTTCATGATCGAAGATGCTGGCTATACGGCGAAGTACTTCTATTCGCAGATTAATGCCGGAAAACTCCCCAAGCCAATCAAACTTGGTCGCACATCACGATGGATGTACAGCGACTACCAGAACTGGAAACGCAGCTTCCTCTCCCCTTTGAAAAATGCATCATGATTTGCCTTTGTGGGCATAAATGCGGGCATAAAATTCTTCACTTCTACAAATCCTCTTATTTCCCCTGTGGTTACGTCTATTATGTGATGTCTGCAGGGGACACCATTGATACCCAGGACATTCTCTTCTTGCTGCATAGCCTTTCGAGCGGTTCCCCTTTCATGTTGCTTTTATTGCCCCTATGCAATATCACCGGACATGCCATACGTTCAGCAAAAAGTCGTCATCGGCCGGTTATGACCGATGACATCCCGATGTGGTCTAGAAGCGGTACTGCAACCCCGCGGTAACCGTATAGTTATTATTAGCTATACCTGCGGCATCGCCACCAAAATACGCTGTATCACCGCTGGTTTTATCTATGATTTGCGTACCGCCCTTACCTTCTTCATATTTACTGTAAGCAAACTCAGCAAAGATTTTTGCATTACTGGTAATATAATATCCGGCGTCAATAGAAGCGCCATAATATCGTGAATTTTCCGTTTTTTCACGGAAGGTAAGTTTGCGCATGTAGTGTTCGTCATTATCATGCGCATTTACCCAGTCGCTGTATTTAAACAGTACATTACACTCAAAGTCATTAATACGATAATTACCCGCCAGCCCGATATAGGGCATTTCGAAACGCTGGCTATAACCTATGCCGCGCACGCCATGAGGAAAATTACCAATATATCGACCATTATCATAAATATAAGACCCGCCTCTTGCCGTCCAGCTAAAACGGGTTTCCTGATAGCCCGCTGTTACGCCCGCCTTGTAGTTATCGCCCTGCAATAACCAACCTTTCACGTTCAAATCGTATTCATTAGCATAGTTGACGCTGGTGTCCGGATGAATTGAACGATCGGTCCAGCCTGGCTGCTCACTGCTCATCCAGTCATGGTCAACCATATGACCCGATCCCGACGCCAAAGACGTCCAGCCGCGGGCGTCCAGCGTCATGAACGAATAGGGTTCCCATGATAAATCCCCCTGCAACGTGGCGACATTTTTTATTTTCCAGTCCAGTTGACTCAGCTTCCGCCCGGTGTCGGTATCATAAACCAGCTCCCTGGATTTACCATTTAACACTCCCACGGAAAGGGATGTCGTGACGCTCTCAGGAGAGACGTCCGGAATAAATAAGGTAGACTCCGCATAAGCCGACTCAGAAAATACGGCGATCATCATTACTGCAATAGCATGTTTTTTCAT